CTACGAAGATCCAGAGAAGGAGAAAGGCCGATACTGGATGATTTTGTCACAGTAGCATTAGACGGAAGAAAATTACCATATCGAAGATACATTAATAACTTTGCCGACTGAGTTAATGAATTGAATCCAAGAAAATTAGAAAAATCCTTGGCACTATCGTAATAAAGGGCATTAATACCATTCAAACTTGAATAGCCGGTACCACTAATGGTAGTCCAAGGAATGTCTGTAGTCACGACCTTGTTTGAAGACAGTCCGGTAGCCTGAACAGGATTGTCCTGCATTTGCATCAAGGCGGTGGGTAAATTCTTGTTAATCAGACGAAGGGGCACAAAATAGAAATCCAAGTATTCACGAATACGAGTATAAGCAGCCGTGTTCAATGGCTGAGTACGAGTAAAAAGCTGAGTTTTAATTTTAAAAGAATCACCAGGGTAAACAATATCCCAGAACACAGGGAGTAGCTCACCAGCCTTACTGGTGAAACATACCCTATTAGATAAGTCGAAACCGGAACGTCTGGGATGATTTTTCACGGCCGACATGTTAAATAAGCTCATTAAAACGGAATTTTAAATTGTTTTGGTTTATCGCTGCATGGCAAATCATTCATTCGGAAGATATCTCCAAAAAAGCAATCAGTATAATACAAAGGATCAAAAGCATAATCAAAAATTTTGTTTAATATATTCATTTTTTTAGTCAGATCGACAATATCGCGCGCTTCAACAAAAGTTGTAGCTACCAAAAAATACTGATCCTCAATAAAGGTATCAGAATTATGTTGATAAATGTATACTTTATATTTCGCCATGATTTCTATAAGATTGTTTAGTAAATATGCCTACAGCATCATTAATTTCTCTGTGTTTTATACGTTTACGAATCTCACTGTGAAGTTTATCACGACAAAGACTTCCGTAATCCGAATCTACGAATCGTTTGATTTTTTCTTGTCTTCGATCCCAAAAAATATCCGACCAATCGCTCTCAAAAGCTTCAGAATCATGGAATAAATCTTGGAGACTTTTTCGTTCTCTTTCATTGTAAAAATTAATTGAATTTTCGAGTGATTTTTTAATTAATGAATATTCTACTCGTGTTGACAACAATGTGTAACCAATTCCATTAAGAAACAGTTCAGACTGTCGAAGAAACATATACAACCGAGAATGAAAGCTCCGCACCTCGGAAGGTTCTCCCTGAATTATTTTCGTATAATCGAGCTTAAGAAAAGAGAGAATACGGTGCAAAGGATAGTCAGATTCTATAAACTTAGCCGCAGCAGAGGGACCTAAGTCCTGTAAGTATGCATACATTATTCCGGGAGACTGGAACAAGGTCGCCTTCTGGAACGCGGGTCTTTGTTTAAAGTTTCTAGCATATCGTAATATCTCTGTAAGTTCATGAATATCGCTATGTCTACGTAAAGCGGGTCTGTAAAAGCAGGTATCGATAACCGTGCGCCATGGGAATATAGTGGTATCAAAGCCATTGTACGGCAGGCTCTTTCCATTAAGGATTTCATCGAAGTCACCCGATTGAGCTTTCTTAATCGAAGACTCGAAAAAAGAGTATCCGAACTTATTTGAAAATCTTGCGAAAGGCCGAATAGCACGAATTTCTTGGATATGTAAGGGAATAGAACTAAAGCTGTTAAGATACGAGCTAACGTAGTCTTCAGCGTTGCCTCTCGAGGCAGAACAATCGACACGTCCAAATCTCCAACACGAACCTGCAATTCTGACAATATTCTGGGCGAGTTCGTCGGAGTCAAAGAATAATAAGAGATGGAAATGCGGGCGGAAAGAGACTGGTCCGTACTCTCCCACAATATATGCGTGAACTGTTTCATTTATTCCTAATTTAGATATATATTTCCTCACGCGCTTCATGTAAAGGGCTACATCATCATGTAAAAGGTAAGGAATACGGCCTGAAAGTTCGGGATATTTACCATTGTACGAAAGATTAGCCTTCCGTACATAAGAAGTCCAATAATCACGGTTTACTGAAAAGGAAAATGTCTCTATCTTGGGTGATGCAAGGCCGCGAATCTTTAACTTATGCTTGGCACCACGATACGTACAAGTACTATACATAGGGTTACGATTACGACAATAAGCAGTAATCGCAAGAAAATCAGCATCCAAAGCTTCGATTTCGTATTCATAGTACGGAATATACCTCTGGGCATAAGTAAGAGTGACAAAATATATGTGACGAGAAACCAAAGATTGCGCATGAACTTTATTCTGAGAAAGAATCGACTTATTAAAACGACAAGCAGGACATGTTCCGCAAGGAACCATAATCAATTCACCAGTATACGGATTTTTAGTCTGCACCTGATGCTGACACATTGAGAAGACTTTTTGTATGAATTCCTGTTGGTTCATGTCCTGTAAAATTTAATCCTTATCGTTACTTAGTAAATAGAGGTTTTCTTCCGGAAAAACGTCAAAAAGCAAAACAGAATTACTATTAGGTCTTGCGTTCTCATGCAGGAAGTGTAACAATTCTGCTTCCTCTACTACATAAATTTCAGGGTCCATCGGGTGTTGAGGATCCTGTGTCTTCGGGTGTTTAAGTACTTTAAATAACATATCTGTTTGTTTTAAAATTGTGATATGCAAATATTCAAAAATTTTTCTGAAACATCAAAATCTTTTCATATTTTTCTTCACAATTTTTTTAACCGGTATCTCAGTGTCACTTTTGCATATTTAGGATAAAGGGGTTGAATCAGGGAATGGAGAAACCTGATTCCCATTCGGGCAAAAGTGTAGGCTACGCTAAATTCTCCATGTACGCGGCTTCGCCAAACGACGTTTAAAGGACAACAAATCCTTCGGACCGGAACAGTAAAGAAATTCTTAACGGCTTCTAAGGAAGCCTAAATTCCTTTCCTATTCCTTTTGTTTTTTGTTATCCGACCTGTGGTCGGCGCTCCGCTTGTAGACCTTCGGTCTGTTCCGGGCGCAGCATCGCGCCCTACACGGAACCTAACGTGAATGAACATGACGTAATGGATGTTTACGGGTCAACTCCGTTGACGGCGTGGACCGTGGTTAACATAATGCAAAGGAAGAGTGCCGCAAGAGTAAGAGATATACTTAAGGGCGCTGGGATGTTTACGCGATTCCGCGACACGGACTTCGTCCGGCGCTCTCACTGCGTTAATGGTGTCCTTCGGACAGTGTCAAAGGGCTGTAAAAACAGCCCTAAAAGAACAAAATGCAATTATCATAAACCAGATGGTAAGGAAGGGGTACAGATTGATAAGGGAAAGAAGACTTACAATAAAAAGTAACCTTACTATCAGGATAATACTTGCGGAGACTATTTAAAGATAAATAACATTTAAAAATGTCAATCGAGTCAGAACGCAAAAATCCCTTCCAGCATAAACCGGAAGGGAAATTAATAACTAGAGACCGGCAGCTTTGCCGACCTTTTTAAATGATCCTACTTTACTACCTAAATAAAGCGGACCAGCAATGCTACCTACACTTCCAAGGATACCTTTAAGAAATTCCTCTATATTGTAATATATAGGATTGTTCTTCCAAGATGATTTTTCACGATCTTTAAAGATTTCAGACATATATGCAGCAATACGGGCGGCATTGGATTCATACCGAGCCTGAGTAGCTTTAGACATACCAGCCTGCCAAGCGTCATTGTAAAAGCCATTGTAATAAGCAGCATTAGCACGGTACTCGGCAGCCATAGCTTTAAACTGATAATCAGCCAATCTTTCAGCCAGTCTGTTATTAAGCTTCTGACCAGCAGCCTGAGCCTCAAGGAGAGCCTGCTGTTTAATCTGGGTCTTTACCTGAGCTTCTGAAAGCTTACCAGCCTTATACTGAGCAAAGGCATTAGCGGTTTTCAGGAAAAATTCAGCCTGCTGTTGAGCGGGCATAAATTTATTAACTATTCTCTGACCTTCAGCTTGAAGTCCAAGAAGAGCACCTTGAGCAAGAGCTACTTTAATATTCGTCTCAGTTGAGAGATTTTCCAGACGCTTTTTACGCAAATCGATTCCAAGCAAGTTGGGTGCTTCGTTCTGACGACCTAACTTATACACATCGGTAAGCCATTCAGAATTACCTCCAATTTTCGACATAATGTCAGCTTTCATCAAATCATCTCCATAAGCACTTGTCAGTCTGGCATCAATGCCACTAGCAACAGCGCTACCTATCTGTGCTATACCAGAAGCTACATTCTGAAAATCAGCAGCATATCCAGTATAAGCCGGAAGACTAGGCGTATGAGAAGCAGTGGCCGGAGAACCAGAACCAGGAGACGACTGGGCGCCAGACGTAGAACCAGATCCGGGATCTATATTCATATTATAGGGATTAAAGCCGGCAGCTTCCATACGGGCACGTTGTGCAGACGGATCATTATATGCGTTTTCACGGTTCCATTGGTCCAAATTCCATTGTTGCGAGGCTTCACGTTCAGAGGTCTGAAAATCACGATTTTTTAACGCTTCCGAAGCATTAAATTCATTATTGATTTGATTGATCTCTTTAGCGGCTTTAATGGAACGCTTTACAGACTTATTGGACATTCCGGAACCGAGAAAACCAGTCAGAGCAGAAAGGCCACCAGTAGCAAGGGTGGCCGTTCCAGGATCAACTGGCATTATTCAGCAGCTTTTCCAGAATCACCAGTCGCCTCAGACTGCTGATTGGTTTGTATTGATTCCGTGAGTGCATCAAGCTCAGAGCGGATAGAGTCTCCTGCTGATCCAAGGGATTCAATCCAAGCAAGGACTTCGGAAGGAGTTTGTATAAACCGAGATTTAATTGCTGTAAACAATTGTTCGTCTGTATATTTATTATCATACGGAGATTTTTTAGGCTGTATTCCACGAATAAGATTCAGGTACGATTCTTCACCAATCTGGTTACGAAGACGTTCGGCATTCATAAGGAGGTTAACATCTGAAACATAATGAATTACTCCATCATCATCTTTTATATAACGAAGTCTTTCGACAGGACCAACCTGACAGTAAATCGCAGATTTTAAAACCCTAACAGAATCCAGCACAGGGGTTTCAATTATCTTATCTTTTTTTTCTTCTTTTTCCATAGTGACAAAAATTAATAAGGCATTCCATCGTAATCGAAGTTACGGACAGCCTTAATATCCATATACAAAGCGGTTAAGAACTGATCGGTATCGATTGCATCATCACACTTAACATTAAAAATACTATCCAAAACACGGGGATTTACTTTAAAGAAACCATAGTTCAGATTTAAAGACAACTTTCCAGTAGAAGTTACAGAAGTATATAACCATTTAGACAAATCAGCAGGGTTCAACGGAGCGACCCAATTCTTAAGAGTCGAACGGAAAGCACCAAGAACCTCGTCGTAACGGGTCTTTACATCGAAAAAGCGGGGAAGATATCCCATAGTCTGGGTACGATAATCTATGCCGGAAGTCCATCCAACATTTCTACTATTCACAAAACGACCAAACTGGATAGTTTGCATACCAATACTATCAAATTCCGGAAAAGGAAGATCCGCAGTATTTGTATAAAGAAGATTCTGGGGTTGTCCGGTAATCACATAATCCAAGAGAGGTACATTATGATAAATACCAATAATAATACCATACTCATCGAATTGACCAGAAAAACTACCTTGACCGGTACCAACACCTTTACCAGCAATTTCGGCAACATTATCACCGGTAATATTAGTATTGACTACTTCCGAAAGATCGATATTAGAACTAGAGCCTCCAAGATACATACACTTATCTGAAAGAACAGGGCTTAAAGATACACCAAAATGCGCCATAATCTGACCACGTGCATCCTGATCAGCAAACTGAGATACTTCACGGTACTTTTGTACAGCCTCTGCCATACGAAGCTGAAGTATAGAGAAAGAAGAGCCTAATCCAGCAACCTGTTGTGCATAAACACCATATTTAGTAGAAGCAGAAAGAATACTTGTAGTATGCATTTCCACAGGAGAATCAGCAGAAGGAGCAGAACCAGAGACAGCAGTCAATCCGGCACGTATTTTACCGTCAGTCAAATCAAACAATCCAACAGGGAAAGTTCCTTCGGATCCAGAGGTATCAACAATACTTACATCACCAAGCTGAGAATCAGGCATTACTCCCATAAACATATCCTTCGGCCAGTTGGCGTAACGAAGAGTAAAAAGGTTATCATCGGAATAATACTTCTCTGCAAGAGCTGTAGTAGTTAAAGATGCAAGAACATTTCCTCCAGAATACCAATCAAAATTGTAAGTGTAAGGCTGGTTTTTTTCCCACTGAGTAAAACGAAAAAAGTCAGCGTAAGCTTTTTGATAAGCAGCAAGGGGGAGAATGTGAACTGAAGTCCAACCGTTAGAAGAAGTATCTGAACTACGAAGATCCAGAGAAGGAGAAAGGCCGATACTGGATGATTTTGTCACAGTAG